ATTGTTTTGTTCTTCATCGTCCGCTTCTAATCCAGTACTTTGGTCGTATTCGAAAAATGTTATATACGTCCTTTCTGAACCTGTATAATTCAAGTAATCAACTGGAGAACCAACGTCTTTGAGAGTATTTAAGATTAATTGATTAAGATTCATCATGTACCCCTCAAACGATTACGTAATTTTTCTGCCATTGCTTGGTTGATTTTCATCTTGCTTTTATTTAAAGATGGTGCCATAAAAGGTTTCGCAGGCATTTTAGATGTTCCGAATTCATGCATGAACCCATAATAAGCTTTTCCTTGATTGTCCACATAAACGAATATATTGTCATCTTCTACTTCTGATATTTCAATATGTTCCTTTAGGTTTCCGGTACGCTTTCTTACGGCTTTTTTTGCTTCTTCTTGCATGACTTCTCCGCCTGCTTCTAGCGCTTCTTTTTTAGCATCTTCTACACCGCTGCTTGTTCGTTCTAATTGGACCATTAATTCTAATAAGCCATGCATTTCGAATTTCATTAACTCACCGCTTTCAAAATTACGGTCATAGTGAAATTTTTGCCATCATCATTTTCTATTGACTCAATATCATGAGAAATGTTCCTCCACAGTACCTTTAAACCATTTGGGCGAACATCTCCCATTAGTCGCCTTTGATAACGGATGGTAAATACTCTATTGTTTTGCAAATTATCTCTTCCAGAACTAAAAAAGGAGCTCCCATTTAATGTTTTTAAGGAGCCCCAAGCTGTTGTGTATGTGGATGGTTCTAAAATAGGGAAACCATCATCGTCTTTGCCACCGCTAGGAATTTCGAAGATTAGTTTCTGATCTAAGTCTCCTGGATTCATATCACATCACCGCCATAACAATACTTTAATTGGCGGACAATACTATCAAGGGAATATGGAATCTCATATGAAGCATTACCAATTCGAAAAGATTCACGGTTATCATTCCAATGCTGCACTAACATAGCGCAAGCTTGGTCATACTGTGTTTTCATTTCTTCGTTGGTTAAGTCAATCTTTCCAACCTGATTTCTGATATAAATCTTTGCTCGATCATAAAAAGCCAATAGGTCCTGTTCTTCCTCTGGCTCCATAGGATAATCCATTCTTAGATACCTTTTTAATTCAGCAATTTCCATGTTATCACCTCGATAAGAAAAACCGGGCATAGCCCGGTCCTTTTCATGGTTAGAGAATATCCGATAATTTGTACTCTATGCCATGTACCCCTTTATAATACTCAGGATACATTTCACCCCCACATTTTTCACATGCAAACATAGGAGGAGTTGTCGGATCTCCATCATCCATTAAATCGAAATCCCTTACCACGTTAATAGGAATCTCTTCTTTCTCATGACACGCCAAACAAACATAGTTGGCGCTCTGTTTCTTGGACTGGTTTACGGTTGTATTTTTCTTCTTTTTCTTTCCTTTTTTGCGGGTTTTTGATACCGGTGAGATCGTTGATCACCCTTTCTAAATATGCTCTTGTTGTTTTACATAACGCCACTTTTATTTCTAATTTACCATCCTCGAGGCAGACTTCCCCCTTGTATTCATAGTAACATTCACACCTCTGACAAACGAGAGGGTCTTTCTTGCCACTGGCTACTATTCTTTCACGCCACGTCTGGCGACGTAAGGTTTTCTTAACTTTTACAACCCAACGTCTTGCTTTTTGTTGCCAAGTACTCAACACTTTTTTACACAAGTTTTTTGATCTTCTAGAATACATACCGTAATGCCGAATAGTTTTAAATTGCTCGTCTGGGATATGGCGAATTAAACGTGAAATAAATTCTTCGACACTTACGGTTTCGGATTTGTCTTTTCCGTCAGTTTTATCCTTATATTTGAACGTAACGAATTGCCCATCATATGCCTCAATCCGATTGATTCCAATCGCTGGTCGACGAATATAACGGCCAATATAACGAAGTTGTTCTTTTATTTTTCCCCTCTGTTTAGGTGCATACACATAGAAGCCTTCGCCATTATTGGTGAACGCCTTTTGAAGTCTCGGTTGGATTCTTTTCTTTTCTCTTGGTGAAACTCCGTTTCTAATTAATTTTAATACGACCGTTTGCCATTGTTTACGAAGCATCGTAAATGGCAAGAAATCATACTGCTTCCATTCTCCTTTTTCTGTTAATCCACCCATTGTAACTAACATATGTACGTGAGGATTGAAGTTGACCCTTGAACCAAAAGTGTGGAGTCCAGCAATAATCCCAGGTGTTACCTTTGCTTTCTTTTTGAAGAAGTCAGTAAGTAGTCTTGCAGAAGCATCCATTAAATCTTTTAATAGATGTCGGTGAAGGAGAAATACATCTCTTAGTCCTTCATCAATCGTAAAAATTACGTGCCGATGATTAACCTGAAGAACATCTTCAGTAAGTAACCTACTCCATTCTTCACTTTCTCCAACAGAGCACGTGGTACAAAATCGACCTTTACATCGGTAAGGAACCTTTCGCACATCATGACAACCTTCACACACAAATAACTTAAATCCATTTTTGATATCCCCACAATCTCGAAATTTCTCAACCTCCTTAATTACGATAGGGCGGATTTTAGCACCGTGTTTTCTTTTGAAAGCTTCCCAATGTTGGTGTTTATCAAAAAATATTCTTCTCAATATATTGGTCTCCATAAAATGAAAATACCACAGCTTAAATGACTGTGGTAGACCCAAATTTTTATACTTTCTTATCTTTTGAAAAAGGACGATTATTCGCCCTCTCCGTTTGGTGGTTCTGCTAAACCTGCAAGATTAGATTGTTCTTCAAGAAATTCAATGAGACTCTTGCGATTCTTTCCTTCTTTTTCTAACTTGATTAATGTTTCATAATCAGATTTGTTTAAACCATCCACAATTGATTTGATTTCATCCACGGTACCATCTAAAGAAGGCAAATGCTTATCTTTTTCCA